CTAACAAGAAGAATAAGTGGGAATCCGAATTTACGGCACTTCCCTGCTCAACCCAAACACCTCCGGCTAGTGATAGCTTGGTGAGGACTATGGTCGGCTTTATCATCCGGTACATAGGTCGTGAGAGCTAAGCCTCTGAGAATTGAGGCCGCAACATTGCGGAAATGTAAATCTCGTGAATTCAGCGTGATCACGTACTCGGTCCTAACCGTAAGGTTAGGTCACGAGGAGTCTGACTGTTGGGCCTTGATAGGGTTCCGCAGCAGATCGCTAGAGTTATGATGAAGTTTAATTTCAAACAAAAAGAATTGTCCGCGCGTATAAACTTTCGTTTATTACGTCGTTACGCTTCCGTTTTGCTTTGGTTTCACGACATCCCTATAGACACTAGACCCCTCTATATGGACTTTATTTCTCGTGTAGAAATCCTTTGGAATTCTAACGGAAAGGGCTTTGTCATTACTTATTTAAAAGAATGCCATCGCCTCTTACAGTTCTATATAGCTGGGAATCCTAGTGTTAATGGGACAAATCTACGTATCGGTTCCGCCTTTGGGTTACCTTGTATCTTACCTAAGCGTCTTCGCGTGATTTTATCACGTTTGGACTCTGGTAGCGATATAAGAGTAACTCTAGCTCTTCTATCTTTGTTTCGCGTAATTGATACCCCTGGTGTCATGAAATTGGAAACAATAACTAAACCTTTTACAGGTTTGGCTCCCACTCTTCCGAGTGTTGAGTTATCGTTATTATTCCATTCATTGTTTGACTCCTATGTAAATAGGACTAAACCGACCCATGGGGCGACCTTACTGCCTACAAAGACGGCTGGACCAAATTCAAAAAGATCTTTCCTTGGCACTCCCCTGGATGCGATTTTCATCGCAACTAAGGCACCTCAGTTATTGAGGCGTTTTCAAGTGTTATCTGAGTTTTTCGTAAACGATATCTACAGTCTTCTCATTAAAGAGATAGATTTTGTATCTTCGTTTGCGAATCTCGAAATCATTGAGAAAGTTCGAGGTAGAGAATTAAGAATAGGTAAACTTTCAAAAAAGTTTGAGCCGGCAGGTAAAGTAAGGGTATTCGCTATCGTAGATAATTGAACTCAATCATGTTTAAAACCTATACATGATCACATTTTCTCTATTCTTCGCCTTATCCCACAAGATGGGACTTTCGATCAAGGTGCTCCTATACGTCGTTTGCGGAACTTGTTAAAGACTAAGCCGGATAAAACCGTTTATTCTTATGACTTGTCTGCGGCGACTGACAGGGTACCGATTGAACTTCAGAAGCAAGTGTTATCTTTAATTTATAATAACGCTGTATCTGAGGCATGAGGTGAACTTTTAGTAGATCGTGATTATGTATTAGATGGTAGTAAATATAGATATAGTGTAGGGCAGCCGATGGGAGCTTTGTCTTCTTGAGGTGTGTTCGCTTTAACTCATCATGTTCTTTTGCAATTTGCGGCGAGACGCGCTGGCCACAATCAGTGGTTCAGTGATTATGCTATATTGGGAGATGACATTTGTATTGCAGATAAAACTGTTGCAGATTCTTATTTCTTAATCATGACTACCCTTTTGGGGGTAGAGATCAATATATCTAAATCTTTAGTGTCAGACCGTGGTGTAATGGAGTTTGCCAAACGACTAGTCACTCCGGATTGTGAATACAGTCCTTTAGGTGCAAAGAATATTATTCTTTGTCTTAAAGATCGTATTTACCTTCCTTCGCTATTCCTAGACGCAGTTGTTAAAGGTGAGCTAATTACCAAAGAAATTGCTGAGAATCTGCTAGTTAAGCTAAAACCCGATCTTATACGTTTAAACGCAAAAGAGAAGGTTTATATGCTATGAACTATGTTACGACCGTTTGGCTTTATCAAGAATGGCGTCGCCTTTACATCTTCAAAAATGGAAAGGTCTTTGGCCCATCTTGGTACTCGCCTGGTGGTAACTGCAGTTGAGGACGAAATTTACGAGGGGTGACTTACTGACTTCGATTTATGCGTTGAGAAATCAATGACAGAATTGAGGTCCTTATCGTCGGCCAATGTTTTAGTTGGTGAGGTGATGATTCCGATCAGATCCTTGCCTAGCTATTCATCTTACTTTAAGGAAGCAGTATTCTCGGTATGCGACTTACTGGATATGCGCCCCGTCGAACGCCCATTTGATTATGAGCGGAGCTGAAAAGCTCTTGACGTGGCAGCGTATATCAAAGAAGTCTTAGACCGAGTTCCTGTCCTAATTCCTACTGAGAACTGATTAATGCTAACGAAAACGAAGAAACCTTCGCTACGAAATGTTAATTTTAGATTCTTCAAGAAGGTGGTTTTAAGAGTGAAAGCGGCGGACCCGTTACTAGATCCTCGATACTATTTTTAATAGTATGGGGATTTCGTGGAACCATAGCTCGACCTGGCGCGAGCGCTATAAGGCACGTCAGGGGTCACCCTCGAAAGGGGTGAGGGATCAAGGAAACCTATGGAATCCTGACGCCCACTAA